AAATATTTAATTCGATAACAAATTTATCAAATGAAGATTTGAATTGTAAAAATGAGAATTTGCAAAGTAACCTAGAAATGACGGATAAGCAGCAGAAATTCTTAGATAAGTACAAAATCATGACAAGTGAGGATTTATCAAGAGTTATTCTGACTTGTGGTGGCGGTGTACTTATAGAGATGATAAATAAAGATTCGTACCAGACAATGTATTTAAATAGAGATGGAATTAATGAATGTGTATTTAATAAAAGGATTTCGGTAGTTCCGATGGATAAAATCATTTATTACAAAGAGGACATGAAGCCGAACGAACTCCAGGAAGAGAAATTGTTAGCAATTCAGGACAAAGTAACAAAGGTACTAAAACGTAAAGGTGATGAAAATATAATAGCTATAGCTGCAGGTAAAGTTATTAGCATAAATAAGCAGGGCTGGGTACTTGAGTATAAAGGTGTACAAGCTGTTTATGATGAGGAAGATGTTAGAGTGAAAACGGCAGCTGATGAAATCATAAATGAAGATTTTAAAGTTGGTGAAAGTGTGGAAGTAGAATTTAATAAGAAAATTTACAAGGGAGTTATAACAAGGATCTATAACGGAGGAGATACAATAAACTGTATTTTTGATAATAAGCATACCGCTTTTTATAGAAGCAAGGTAAAGAAAGTTAAGTGTTCGTAGATTGTAGAAAATAATTTGAAAGGAAGGAGTTAAAGTATGGTTAATGAAAAAGACCCTTTGTATTATAAAACTAAAATAAAAAAACTAATTCAAGAAGCAAGAGCGAATGGTTTAGAGGTAACACATGAGCAGAGATATTTAGTAGAATATCTAGTTATTAAAGATGTAGATCCTACAACAACAGTATGTAGTGTTCAGTTAAACTGATGCATAGTTTGTAGATATTGTGAAAGAGTGGAAGGAGAAATCATAAATGAAAAAATCAACGAGAATAGAAGATAGAAGAGAAGAAATAAATTGTATTTATGAATTACTACAAGCAACTTTAGAAGAGGAAGGATATAAACTACCAAAGTTTACTCATGCTGACAGAGGTGATAAATCATTCCCTATCAAATTAAAAAATGGTGTTACTCAACATGATGAAGTAACAATAAAAATAGAGTTTGATGTTTATGATTAGTGCATAATTTATTTATATTGCGCAGTAAATAGATAATTTGTTCTTTGAAAATTGAATAGTATGGTATTTGCAAATTATTATATAATTAACTTATAATAATGTTAAAGTGTTAAAATGTATATATAAAGAATAAGGGGGGAAGTTTATGAATAAAATTTATAAAAATCTTATAAAATCATTTTTACTTGGAATAGTAATTCTTTATGGATTTATATTTGTGTTTTATGAGATATTTAGATTTAGTGGGGATGATGCATCAATAGCAGTAATAGGATTAGCTATTATTTCAACAATAATTTACAGTACATATATTATAATTGATTCAATAAAAGAATATTGTGGAAAATAAAGTATCAACAATCAATTTTTAATATATTACGAAAGCAAAATTAAATATTAATTTAATCATAATACCGTACTATTCAAAACTGAATATACGGTATTTTTTAATTAGTAATTCAAATAAATTACATGTTATATGGAGGGTTAAAGTGAAAGGAAAAATAGAAGAAGGAAAATATGCATATCAACGAATAACAAGAGTTTATCCAATTAAGAAGGAGTATGGAGAAGATAGTTGTAAGTGGATTTGTCCTGTGTGTAGTCAATTAAATAACCCACATCAACTAACAAAAGGTGATGTAAATTGTCCATTATGCAATGTGAATTTATGTTGGGAAAATGACAATAAGTAATTCGAATTTTGTAGATATTGCGAATTAAATAGGAGGTAAATTATGAGAAAGTGTTTAAGAGGTTTTTGTCCTAATGGAGAAAGTAAGTGTTGCTTAGAGTGTGAAGATAGAAGTGCTTGTAGTAAACTTGGGAAATGCTCTTGGGATAATGATAATTTAAACTTAGAAGAGTGTTCAGAAAAGATATAATTCGTCATTCAAAGAAACTATGAAGATTAGTGAGGATTTAGGACAAGTTCCTATCCTTACTAATTGTGTGAAATTAAATTTGATACAATTAAAGGAGGTTACAATGACCGAAAATGAAAATTTAGAAAATGCACTAAAAAAATTAGGCATAGTTGGAGAAAAATTTAGTAAGAGGTTCAATGAGCAACTAGCTAGTATAAACAGGATACACCAAAAAATTAAAAATAGTGAGAGCTTTAAAAATAAGGAGAAGTATAAAAAGCGAGTTGCAAATAGAGAAAGGCTATATCAAAAGAGAATGGCCAAGTATGGAAGGTTTTAAGAGGTGAGATTATGAGATGTAAAAATGCTAAGTTTAGTATAGATAATTGGTATACATGTGAAGTTACTGGAGATAGCTGTATGTTTATTAATCCAAATAGCCAAGAGTGTGCTAGAAGATTTAATGAAGGTCCTGACTCAGTTAGAGTTGATGATAGGACAGGCTTTACAGAGAGTAGTAAAAAGAGAAAATATTAGAATGGAGAGAGTGTAATGAAAAATTTAAAAATGATGCTAATTAGTTTAGCAGGTGTTGTGTTAGTAATTTTAATGTCGGTATTTGCAATCAATGGTGTACAAAACAAAGCTATAGGATTAGAAGAACAAATAAGAGCAGCTAATTCTGACATTAAAGTTCAAGAAAAAAGAAGAGTAGACTTAATTTATAACTTAGTTGATACAGTTAAAGAGTATGATAAGCATGAAGCTAAAACTTTAAAAGAAGTAGTGGAAGCTAGGGGTAATGGTAAAGGGGATATTGGTGATGTAACAACAATGATTAATGCAGCAGCAGAAGCTTATCCTGAACTTAAGTCTAATGAAAATTATAAGCAACTTATGAATGAACTTACCATTACTGAAAATATGATTGCTGAGTATAGGAGCAATTACAACAAACAGATTAAAGGATATAACAGATATATTAAAAAGTTCCCTAATAAGCAGATACTAAGCTTTTTAGGTTATGAAATACAAGAGTTCGAGTATTTAGATTACAATGCTCCAGTTGATGCGCCACAAGATTTGTTTGGTAATTAACATGGAGGTTACTAAGAGAGAGATAATTGCCAGCATATCAATAATAGCCATTATGTTAATTCTAGGCATATTGATATCTGGTAAGATATCAGAAATAGAAATGGATACTAATGAAAAATACAATAAAGCACTTAAGATAACTGACTCTGAATTATTTGAATATGGAATGAGCACAAATGTTGGAAATGCATTCATATATGGAGAGTTAGAAGCCATAGATCCTGTTAGTTACCAAGAAGTTGATGGAGAGTTTTGGACAGTGAAAAAAGTTAAAGAACGATATACACAACATACAAGGACAGTGACATATACGGATTCTGATGGAAAAACAAAAACTAAAACAGAAACCTATTGGAGTTGGGATGAAGTAGGAAGAGAGCAATTGGTTGCGGAAAAGGTCAAATTATTAGGAATAGAGTTTAATACAAGTCAATTTGACCTACCATTACAAGATTATTTATGCACAATAAAAGAATCATATTATGTTAGATATAAGTATTATGGATATCCAGCAAAGTCTACAGTAACAATATTTAGTTATTTATCCAATAGAAATATAGAATCGAAAAATGTGTCTGTTTATAGCAACATGGATATAGACGAAACTATTGAATATTTAGAGCATAAAGGTGGACAAGTAGTATTCTGGATATTATGGATTGGATTATCTGTAGGTGCTGTTTATGGATTCTATTACATGGACAATAGATGGCTAAATAGAGATTAATAATTCATAGATAGTCTGTTTATATTGTGAAATAGCATGGAGGTATAAATAATGAAAAAGTATAAAGTTAAAGTAGAACAAATCAAAGAGTATGTAATAGAAATTGATGATTCTAAAATAACAGATGAGGATTTAGAGGGTTTTGAAGAAGTTATGTATGACTTGGATGAAATTGAAAATGATAAGTATGCTTCATTCGCTCATGCTATAGCAAGAAACCAAGCGAATGGTTTAGATTTTGAGGGTATTGGATATCCACTAATAAAAGGACGAAACAATTTTGCTTCTGTAGATTCTAATGAACATATTGATATAAGTTCTATTGATGAGGATTATGAAGATATAGAAGTAGAGGAAGTCGTGTAGTTTCACAATTCATAGATATAAAATGCCCAAATATAAAAAGGACACTCTATTGTGTCCCTTTATCAATAAATACTTCACCGTTACCAACTATTACAATTCTATATTCAGGTTTAAGGGGAATCAAATTATATTTATCTGAATTAGGTTCCAGACGAATAGATTGTATTATAAGTTGATTTTCATCATAAAGAGTAATGTAAACACTATAAGTTGGTGAGAAATTTTGAACTATATAAGTTTCATTTGCTGAAAAATTAAAATCAGTTGCTTTATAAACACCCTCTTTAAATGTGTTGGAAGTAAATGCGGGAGTTACAATAAATGTACCAAATACTAAGGTCATTAAAATTAATAACATAGTAGTAATTTTTTTCATATAACAACCACCTTTCAAACTTATTTTGCGTAATAGCAATAATAATATACAGATTTGTGGTTTAAGAAATATGTTATATATGATTAATAATTAACAATACAAATAAACTATTTAGGTAAGGAGTACGAAAATGAAGTTAATGATGCATGTATTAAAAAAGAATCTAAAGGAAAAGTTAGATAATGAAAGTGCTACTTTTGATATGTTAAAGGATAAGCTAGAGGAAGAGTTTAAAGAAGTAGTACAGGCTATAGATAATTACTCTAAGTGTAAATCCGTTAGCAACTTAATATTATTGGTTGGTGAAATTTTTGATTTAATTCAAATGTGTATAGCACTTTTATATAAATGCCATAGAAGAGCACAGGATCATGAATGTCCAACTTTAATTTATGATGTTAATATAAGACATAAAAATAAATTAGTTGCTAGAGGTTGGATATTTAAGACTGGCATTGAAATTGACGTTAAGGAGTGATTCTATGAATGATAAATTAAGTATGGAAGCATATAAGCCATTGATAGAAGAAATTGAAATATTAGAAATGCGAATTGATGGACTTAGGGAAGAAAGGGAATTATTAGTTAAGAAAATGGAAAAAGGTCCAGGAGAAGTAGGTTCAATTTCTTATGATGGTATGCCAAAGGGAAATGCAGAATATAAAGATTTAGCTAGATATATAGAAGAACTTAAAAGAATAGATAGTCATTTAGAATTAGATGAAGGGATTTTAAGTATTAAAAAGGCTACATTAAGAAAGATTAAAAAAAAGGTTGAGAACTTCGTTGGAATAGAGCATAAGATTGCAATAAGGCAGCTACAAGGAAAAAGTTTAAAAGATATTGCAGAAGAGCTAGGATATTCATATGATTGGCTGAGAAAAGTAAATGCTAAAATGCAAAAAGCACAATGAAGGCACAGACAAATTGAAAAAAATGATTTACAATAGTAACATCAAATAGTAATAAAAAGCAACCTTTAATACCAAAAATCAATAAAAGCACGTAGATATACAAACCTACTCGTTAGGTACATATCTAGGTGCTTTTATTATGCCTAAAGTGAGGTGAGAGTGTGAGAATAGGTATAATTATTAAAGATGTTCAACCAAAAGAATATAGTAAGCTTAAGAAAAGAGGAAAAAGAAAGCAGCACTCTATAAAACAAGAAAAGCTTACTAAAAGAGATATACATGAGTTGATGGAACATAGTTCATATCGAAGAGGTTCTGGTGGAGCAATAAGGCAGGTGAGGTAAGTGGGAAAAAAGGTACCAGCAAATCCTATACCTGAAGAGTATTATGACAGATTTAAATACAAGTTAGAAGAAGCAAGTAAGAAATACCCTGAAAGAAACATGATGATTTTTTACATTGGTGTTGGAACGGGATACAGAACACAGGATATAGTCGACCTAACCATTGGTAAGCTTATTGAGTTTATTGAAGATGAAAAGTTTGTTATACAGGAGAAAAAGCAACTTAAAGCTTGGGAAACATATATGAAAAAGCATCCTAAGTCCAAAAGAAAAAAACCAGAACCACGGGAAGCAATAATAAAACCTAGATTAAAAAAGATGCTTAAGGAGTTTGTTAAAGGGAAATCAAAAAGTGAATATGCATTTCAAAGCAATAAATTAGGAGAACCAATAGAAGCAAAATCTTATTCAGAAATATTGGCCAAGGTTGGCAAGAAGTTAAAGCTTAAACATATATCAGGTCATAGCATGAGGAAAACATATGCTATGAGATTGTGGGAAGCAACGAAGGATATAGAGTATGTAAGAGTAATGTTAGGTCATCAAGATATAGAAACAACAAAGAGATACCTTGGATTAAGTGATGGAGCTAAAGAGGAAGCAGCAGAAATTGCTGACGATCGTCTTTAATTTTTTTTGAAGGCTAATCCGTAAAAAAGTAAGGTAGGCAGATTAAGAGTAGGATTTTAAAATACTTACTATTATATGCAACTAAAAAAGTATATCCGTAATACTTAGGGTAATGGCGGATTAGGAAGTAATATTCAAAATGTGTTTAAGGTAAGTAATATCAAGGGTTTAGATGTTGTTTTTAAACAACCTTGTTATTACGGATTTAATTTAACAAAAAAAGTAAAGAACACTTGATAAATTAAAGTGTTCAAAAAAACGAGGTGATATGATGGGAAGAAAGTCAATTGATGAAGATATTGAAAGTCGCTTACCGCTGATTATATCTATGATTAAGGATAATTTTACTGACAAAGAAATAGCTGAAAAATTGGGTGTTTCACTCTCTACATGGAGGCGCAAAAAGAGTCAAAATAATAAAATTAAAGCTATTATTGATGAAATATGTGATGAAAGAAACAGTGAAGTAGAACAAGCACTTTTTAAATGTTGTACAGGATATCATTATTACGAAGATGTAGTTACTAAGGTTAAGGAACAGGTGTTATCAGAAGATGGAGAAACGATACTTGTTAAAGAGGATGTTAAGATATCAAAAGTTAAGAAGTACAAAGGTCCAGATGTAGTAGCACAAAAGTATTGGTTAAATAACAGAAAGAAAGCAGCTTGGAAGGATGATCCTCACAAAGTAGATAATGACAAGAAAGTATTAAAACTTAAAGAAAAAGAAGTGGAATCTAAAACATTGATATAGGTAGTATGCATGATATATACGATATGTAGTGAATGTGGAAGAGAAATACCAAAAGGCGAGAAGTGTTCAATATGTGTTAGAGAAAGATATAAAAATTATAATCAGAGCAAGAGAGATTTAAAAAGTGCTAGGTTCTATAATAGTCCAGATTGGAAAAGACTTAGAGACTATGTGTATAGAAAGTACAGTAATTTATGCTTAAGGTGTTTGATAAAAGATAATAAAATCATTAAAGCAGATGCCGTTCATCATATTGTTCCAATAGATACTGACTGGAATCAGAGATTAGTAGAGGATAATCTTATTCCATTATGTCATACATGACATAATAGAACTCATAGTGGTAACTATGATGAAAGTAAAATGATGATACTCTATAACATTTTAAGTGAGTACAACAGGATTTACTACTAACCCGGGGGAGGGTGAAAAACTTTTTAGAGATTGTGAAATGTCCGTTGTATTATACCAGTCAGACATAATTCCCAAAATGAAACTTTGAATTTTATATAGAGAGGAGTGATAAATTTGGGGAGACCATGCAAAACAATTGATAGCCAGAGTAGACATAACACTAAGCAAGAAATTGAGGAAAGAAAAGCTATCGAAGATGCTGTAAAAGGTGCAGATGATAAAATAGTAAATCCGCCTGAATATCTTAGTGAAGGACAGAAAGAAGTATATAATTATATAATAAATGAACTTGCTGAAACTGGTATATTAAGAAATTTAGATGTGTATATCTTATCTGTATGTGCAATTGCTGTAGATAGGTTAATCACAATTGAAAAAATAATAAACAATAAGCCTAGTGCAATTACAAATAGCAATTTAATGAGTGCTAAAGATAAATACACTAAGGATTTTTATAGATGCTGCAATGAATTATCATTATCTCCACAAAGTAGAGCAAAACTTGGTAGTTTAGCAGTAGCTAACAAGGAGAAAAAAGAAGATCCTGTATTAAAAGCATTGAATGGTGAGTTTGATGATACTCATAGATAAAGCATTACAATATTGTAGAGACGTAACTACTGGTAAGGAAATAACTACAAAGGAAGTTGTATTACAGTGTGGTAAATTTCTTAATGATTATAACAACAGACAATATGAAGAGGATTTTGAATATTACTTTGATGAGAAAAAATTGAAAATAATTAATTCATTAATATCATTAATGAATTATGCAACTGGTTTTTATGCTGGTGCTTGTGTCCTTAATCACATAGAAGGATTTCAAGCACTTTTAATTTGCGCAGTATTTGGATGGAGACATAAGGATAATCCTAATAAGTTTAGATATAGGGATATAATCCTATATATTCCCAGAAAGAATGCTAAGACATTTATTGTTGCATTGATACTAGTATTACTCATGCTTACAGAACAAGGATTTTCAGAGTTTTATAGTATTTGTGTTGATAGGGAATTAGCAAAAGAAACTAGAAAAGGTATGGCTCAACTGATAGAAGCAAGCCCAGCTATAGCTAAATATTTTGTTGTATCTGATAGCGAGATAGGAATAATAAAATGTACCCTTACTAAAAGCTATTATTATCCAAGAACTTCAAAGGCAAATAAAAACAACTCAATAAGACCAGCATGTTTTGTAAGTGATGAACATGGAGCATTAACCACTAATGAAAATATACAAGCTATGCGTAAAGGACAGTTAAGTGTTTTAAATCCATTACAAATCATTACAACAACTGCATATGCAGAAACGGAAAGTATTATGAAAGAAGAACTTATTTATGATAAATCTGTTTTAAATGGATCTACTACAAATGAGAATATATTTTCATTACTCTATTATGCAACTGAAAAAGAAGTTAGAAGTGATGTTGATACAGCTATTAGGAGAGCTAATCCTCTAAGGGTTGATGCTAACTATATTGAAATAAAAAAGGATTGGGAGACAGCTCAAGTAAAGGTAAATGAACAAAAAGAAATATTAACTAAGAACTTTAATATTTTCCTTGATACTGATGAAATGAATGGATATTTAAATGTAGATGTATGGAAAAATCATAGTATTTCTAAAGAGAAATTTAAGCAGCTGATAAAAGGAAAAGTTGTTTTTATAGGAGCCGACTTTTCAAGAACTATAGATTTAACGAGTGTTTCTATTATGTTTATTCATGATGGAAAGATATATTGTAAATCTCATGGGTTCCTCCCAGAGAATTCCCTTGATAAAAGACGAGAAAAAACTGATTACAGAGAGCAAAAGAGGAAAGGTAACTGCACTATATGTAAAGGAGATGTAGTTACGATGCAATATGTTGAAGATTATATAAATAGCATAGAGAAAACATATGATTGTAAAATTTCAAAGATATATTGTGATCCAGCATTCAAAGGGAACTTTAATCAAGATATGGTTAAATATAATCTTGTTATGTTAAAGCAAACATACAGCAATTTATCTTTAGGAACAAAAAACTTTAGAGATGAAGTTTATAAAGGGAATGTGTGTTATGAAGAAAGTGAATTGTTAGATTGGAATATGATTTGTGCAACTACAAGCGTAGGAAAAGGCGACGATGAAATGCTTAATAAGGAAAATAAAAATAAGATGAGAATAGATTTAGTTGCTACTCTTATATTTGCTTATATTGGCTTAACCAATAATATTAAGACAATTAATATACAAGCTAAAATGTCTAGTGGATTTAACTGGTAAGAGGTGAATAATGAAGAAAAAAATAAAACAATTTTTTAAAAGTGCTAAGAATATTAAAGATTTAATGTTAATAATTGCATTTATTATAGCATTTATAAACACTTTATTTATTAATGTTCATGTAGCTTTTTATATGATGTCAATATTTATTGTAATAGCTGCGATATTTTAAAGCAGAATTTGGTGTAGGGAGGTGATGAAGGTGTTTTTTACTAAGGAAACGACTAATATTGAAACGGGTGTAGATAGAATTAAGACAGAGTTTAATAATATGATGGATGATGAATTAGAGGATTTAGAAAGTACATATTTTTCATGTATTAAGATAATCTCAGAGTCTATAGCTAAAACAAGTATAGATATTAAAATAAAAACTGAAAAAGGCTATGAAATAACTAGTGACAATCCATGGCATGAGTGTTTGACATTAAGAGCTAATCCATATATGAGCAATGTAGATTGTTTAGAGGCTTTAGTTGCAATCACCAAGCATGAAGGGATAGGTGCTTTGTTTATTGATAGATATAATAAGTATCTATATCCTGTTAGAGTTACTAACGTAATAATTGATAATTTGGGCCTGATTAAAGATAGAAAAGCTAAAAATGTACTATATACAGTATGTGATAGTGCAAATAATTCATTTGATTGTTTTGAAGATGAACTTATTATATTAAGAGATAATTCGACAAATGGAATTGAAGGCAGAGCTACAAGAAATACATGTAAAGTATCATTAAATACAGCAATAAGAGCAAATAGATATTTAAATGATTTGTTTGCTAATGGATTAACTAATAAATTAGTTGTTCAACTTGCAAGTGATATTCAAGATGAAAATCTACTTGATGATATTCAGGGTAAATTCAATAGAATGTTTAGTAATAAAGGTAGAGTATTTACTGTGCCTGCAATGTATAAAGTTGCACCATTGAACTTAAGTCTTGCAGATAGTCAGTTTGCTGAACTAAAAAAGCTAGGTAAGCAAGAAATTGCTGTTGCCATGGGTGTACCTCTTAGTAAATTGGGGATAAAACAAGAAACTGCTAAAAGCAATGAACAAGACAACCTTGACTTTTTAACTGACACCCTACAAATTATTTTTACAAAGTTAGAGAAGGAAATGAATTATAAACTATTTTTAAAAGAGGATAGATTAAAATTTAAAATAGTTTTCAATGTAGGATCAATGTTAAGATTGGATGCTAAAACACAAGCGGAAGTCATAACAACATATACTAAGAATGGTATATATACGCTTAATTATGCGAAAGGCTTAATGGGAGTACCATTACTTGATAAAGATGTTACAGTATTCCCTTCTGGACAAGTAACATTAGATCAATTATTAAAGGGTAAAGTATCTTATGTGAAAGGAGGTGATAATATTGAGTAAGGAAAGAGAAATAAGAAGTATGCCATGTGAGTTTGAGGTTAGAGAGCTTGGTGAAGGTGGAGAAAAGCAGATACATATACAAGGGTATGCACTTAAATTTGAAACATTAAGCGAGAATCTAGGAGGATTCAGAGAGACAATAAGTAAAGGAGCATTAGATAACTGTGATATGTCTGATGTTATATTAGATGTTAATCATAAGTTTGATGCAATATTAGCTAGAAATAATAAATCTAGTGGACCTGGTTCTTTAATTTTAAGCATTGATGAAATAGGATTATTCTTTGATGCTATTCCAACAGACACAAGCTATTCACGAGATTTACTTGAAAATATGAGAAGCGGAATAATTAACAAATGCAGTTTTATTTTTTCAGTGGATTGGAATGATCCTGATGCTCAAAAGTGGGATTGGGATGATGGCAAGAGAGGATATGACTTTAGAACTATAAATAAAATTAAATCTATATCTGATGTAAGTATAGTAATTTTCCCCGCTTATGAAGATACTGAAACTTCTATGTATAGTAGAGCTAAAAAAGAGGCTACTACAGAAAATGAAAAAGCTAGAAATTTAAAAAAGAAACAAATAGAAATTGAATTGGAGCTTTAGCTCTTTTTTTATAAATAAGAAAGGAAAGTGATATTATGACATTAGCAGAATTAAGGGAATTATATTCAAAGTTAACAGGAGAGGCGAGACAATTAAATAATGAAGGAAAAATTGACGAGGCAGCAGCAAAGCTTGAAGAAAGAAAAAAGGTGCAAAAGAAGATAGAGATTGAGGAAGAGTTAGAGAAGTCAGAAAAGAGGAATTTAAAAATAAATCAAATTAAATTAGGAGAAACAAATGAGATGAGAAGTGTTGTAGCTTATGCATTGGGAAAAGCTAGCGAATTATCAGATGAGGAAAGAGCTGTAATAAAGACTACAGACAATGGAGCATTAATTCCGGAGCCAATCTTAAAAGAGATTGAAATTCAGAAAGGATATAAGTCATTAAAGAGTTTATGCACAGTAAGACCTGTTACTGCAAGTAAAGGAACTATTCCAGTAATAGATTTAGATCAAAATGAAATTCAAGATGTAACTGAGGGAGATGATCTTGTTGATGGTACACTAGTATCTACTGAGGTAAATTATAATTGTACAAATGCTGGATTAATACAACAGCTTACAACTGATTTAGTTGATGATGCTACTGTAGAAATAGAAGGGATTGTTAGGCATAACTTTGTAAACATAGCCACAGTTAAAGAAAACAAGAAAATTTTAAGTACTATAGATACCAATGCAACAGTAGTTGAGGGAACTTCATATAAAGATGTTGAACTTGAACTAGCTAAGGCATTACCTAGTAACAAGGCTGGTCTTGTAGTACTAGTAAATCCTAAAGCATATGCAACATTAAAAACTGCAAGAGATAAAAATGACAGAAGTTTAAATCTTATAACTAATATTAATGGACAAGAATATGCATTCGATACATGTCCTATACATGGCTTTGATAATGGTCTTGTAACTGGAACTGATGAAAAGGAATTATATTATATACTTGATATGAAGGAAGCAATACAATTTATAGAGAGAAAAGGCATAACAATTCTTAGAGACACTAATATAAAGAAAATGGGGGCTCCAGTAATTGCAGTTGGTGAAAAGTTTGATGTAGTAAAAGGATCAGCAAGAAGTATAAAAAAAATAGCTATAGGAGTGTAGAAAGATTTATTCTTTCTACACTTTTTTAGGAGTAAATTTGATATGGTAGATTTGAAAAAGGTTAAAGAACATCTCAAAATTGATTATGATGACAGTGATAAGGAGTTAAATAATCTAATTGAGATATCTGGAATATATATTGATGAAATGGTAGGGACAAGGTATAAATCAAATGAGAAACTTGTAAAACTTTCAGAAATAGTTCAATTGAATTTGATACAAAACATGTATGATAATAAAGATACGGAGCCTAAGACTAATAAAATCACTAATAGCATCTTAAATAGACTAGCTTTAGAAGGGAGTTTTAAGAATGAATGATGTAAGAATTCAGATTAAATTAAAATCTAAAGAAGTCATAAGTGGAAGATGGGAAGAAAGATATCCAGATTATTATACGTGTTGGGCAACTCCTATGGAGTTATATGGTAAAGAGCTATATGAAGCAATAAACATTAAATATGAAAATGTATTAGTATTTAAGGTTAGATATTGCAACAAAATTAAAGAGATGAGAAAAACTCAAAAAAACCATTTTATTATAATTTTAGATGGAGTAGAATATACAGTTTATCAAATTGATTTCAAAGCTAATGCTAAAGATTATGCTTATATTAAGGCTAGAATGGTGATTTAAAGTATGATTATTAAGTTTGAAGGTTTAGATGAGCTTATTAAGGAAGTTGAGAGTTTAGCAAGTGAAGCTCAAATTGAGAAGGTAAATGCTAAAATTCTTCAACAATGTGGTAAAAAAGCTCAAAGTACAGCTAAAAGTAAAATGCCACGGAGTAAAAATCCTATGTTAAGTGGTAGAAAAGGTAGTAGAACAGGTCAACATGCTGCTGATAATATTCCTTTAAGTGGAGTTAAAAATAAAAATGGATATCAAAGCATAATTGTAGGGTGGGATAAATCAGATATTTCACCTTATTTTTATGTTAAATTTACAGAATGGGGGACTTCTAATATGAAGCCACAGGCTTATATGGAAAGAACCAGGCAGGAACTTGAAAGCTATTTTAGTTATGTAGCTGAAAATGAATATGAAAACTTAATTTCAAAACTAAAGTGAGGTGAGTTAATTGGATATTATAGAAGTTATAGCAAAGGCTTTGGAGCCTATAAGTTCAAAAGGTATTTGTGTGGTTCAAGGCTGGTATGACGAGAATATTAATGATACTCACATTACATTTTGCTTATTAAGTGATAGAAGTAATAATGTTTCTGATGATGTAGAGGAAGATATTGCTTATACTATTCAAATTGATATTTGGAGTAAAAATGATGAGTGGAAATTAAAAAATGAAGTTAGAAAGTTAATGTTAGCTAATGATTTTGGATATATAGAAGGTCAAGATTTCTTTGAAACTGAAACTAAACTATATCATAAAGCGTTAAGATTTAACTATATAGAGGAGGTAAATTAAATGTCAGTAGTAGAAAATATAGTAAGAAGTAGGCTATGTGGATTAAAAGATATATATGTTGCAGAAGTAACAGTTAATAATGGTACAACCTATACAGCAGGTACACCAGTAAAACTTGCAAGAGCATTAAGTGCAAAAGTAACTGATAAGTTTACACAAGAAAAAGTGTATAGTGATGATAATGTTGAAGAAGTCGTAGAGCAATATGAAGGTACAGATATAGATTTCAATGTTAATACATTAGCACCACAGGATTATGCACTTTTATATGAAAATCTATATAAAAATGGATACTTATTAAAAGCCTCTGGAGATGGAGCTAAGGAAATTGCTATCGGATGGAGAGCTAAAAAAAGAAATGGTAAGTATGAATTCACATGGTATTATTGTGGAAAATTAGAAAGACCAGAGATGAACTATGAAACTCAAGAGGATAAGGTTAAGACTCAAACAGCTGGTCTTAAAGGTTCCTTTTATGCAAGGCAGAAGGAAGATACTATAGATGGTAAAAAGAAAAATTTATATTCTATACAAGTTGATGAAAGTAATTTAGTATCAGAAGATACAACAGCAGCTGAAGCTATTGAGGATTGGTTTGGTAAAGTACAAGAGTATACAGCACCACCACAGTAAGTGAAATCAAAGTAAATTCTGAACAAATGGAGTCAAGTGAAGTTAAAGAATAATTAAGTTGTTAAGCCAGGTAATAAATCTCTGGCTTAATTTTATTATGGAGGTAGTCATATGAAATTAAAATTAGAAATGAAAAGAGACGAGCAAATTATAGCGGTTGAGTTTTCTACGATTAGAATGAGAGGAAGGGCATTCAAAAGGATGTTAGAGATTCAGGATGTTATGGACCAGGCAAGTCAATCAGGTGTATTTACTCAAGAGCATTACGAGCTAATGTGTGAGTTTATATGTGAAATGTTTGGGAATAAGTTTACAGCTGATGAGCTGCTTGATGGGATAGATTTAGAAGATATTTATCCAACGTTTACTAAACTTACTGAAGAAATTGGAAATAAGACCGTTAAGAAGATGGAAAACTTAATAAAAAAATAAATGGCGGGAGTGAATCTAAAAAAGAAACTTCCGCCTTTGATGATTACGATAAGGAAAATGGTTATGAGGATGATGAAACGGATAAAAACAGATGGGTAGATATATTATTTTGGGTAATTAGATACGCAATAAAGGTTCATAAAATGAGCTATAAAGAGTGCATGGAAGTGGATATTGTTGACTACATTGATTATTTGGAATTTGACATGGTTAGATGCCCAGAAGAGAATCATCAAAGTGGATTTGAGGTATAGGAGGTGAATTAATGGCCGGAGCAAGTATAAAGATAGGAGCTAGTAGTTCAGAATTTCAGAAGCAAATGAAGGAAGTCACGAGGGAACTTAAATTAGTTAGCAGTGAATGTGGACTAGCCACTGAAAAAGCAAAACTATTTGGAAGTACTCAAGAAAAGCTTACTGCGGTTCAAAAGGAACTTACTGCAAAGATGCAGGCTCAAAACCAAATGGTCCAACTATATAAAGATAGGATAACTGGAATCAATGGAGAGATTGATAAACAAAAGAGTAAACAGGCTGAATTAACCACTAAGATTGAAGATGCTAATAAGAAGTATAAAGAATCTGTAGAGCAGACTGGAAAGAACAGTGAGGAGAGCAAGAAGCTTAAGGAAGAACTCCAAGGACTAAAAGAAGAGTATGCTAAGAATGAGAAGGCTATTGAAAGCAGTAACAATAAATTAGTTGATGCAAATACTAAAATGAATAATACAGAGGTTGCACTCCTACGAAACAAAAAGGCTTTAGAAAACATCAATAAAGAAATTGATAATAGTAAAATAGATAAACTTGCAGATGGATTTGAGAAGGCTGGAGATAAAGTAACATCAGCAGGTAAAAAAATGAGTGTAGTTAGTGCTGGAATAGTTGGTGTTGGGACTGCAAGCGTTGCTGCATTTAATGCGGTTGACGATGGAGCTGACAACGTTCTTAAGGCTACAGGAGCAGTTGGAGAGGCTGCGGAACAACTAGAGGAAAGCTATAAGAATGTAGCATCTAATATAGTTGGTGATTTTGGAAGTATAGGAAGTGCTTTAGGTGAGGTAAATACTAGATTTGGATTTACTGGGAGTGAGTTAGAAGATTGCACAGAGCAATTCATGAAGTTTTCAGAGATTACTGGAGCAGATGCAACTACAGCTGTTCAATTAGTATCAAGAGCAATGGGAGATGCTGGCATTGAATCAAGCGAATACGGAAGTGTATTAGATGCTTTAGCAGTGGCAGCACAGGCATCTGGAATTGGAATTGATAGACTAACTGAAAACATAACTAAATATGGTGCACCTATGAGAGCCCTAGGTTATGACACCAAGGAATCAATTGCTATATTTGCAAGTTGGGAGAAGGCTGGAGTTAATACAGAGATAGCTTTTTCAGGAATGAAAGCAGCAATTGGTAAATGGGGTAAAGAGGGTAAGGACGCAAGAGAAGAGTTTAAGAAAACTATAGATGAAATTGCAGCTTGCCCAGATATTGCTGAAGCAACAAGTAAATCAATAGAAATATTTGGACAGAAAGCTGGTCCCGACCTTGCCGACGCAATCCAGGGCGGAAGGTTCGAATTTGAAGAAATGCTTAATGTAATCCAAGGGTCAGAAGGCACTGTAGATAATACCTTTGAGGGATTAGTTGATGGTGGCTACAATGCAGAGTTAACAATGCAAAATGTTAAGCTAGGATTAGCAGAGGTAGGAACTATCATTATGCAGACTGTAGCACCTATTTTTCAAAAGTTAACAGATAAATTGAAAGAAGTAACTAAGTGGTTTGCTGGACTTTCAGATGGAACTAAACAAAATATACTTGCTGCAGCTGGGATAGTTACAGCAATAGGTCCTGTATTAATTGTTTTAGGTTCATTATCAAAAGGGGTTAGCAATATCATAAAAGGCTTTAATGATGTGCGGGACTTTGGAGGTAAGGCTATAGGGGCAGTTAAGAACTTTGGAACCTCAGCATTAAATGGGGCAAAAGCAGCAGGTAACTTTGCTTTAAATCTCGGTAAAACTGCCTTACAGTTTACTAAAAATGCGGTTCAAGCTGGAATAAGTGCAACTAAATTTGTAGCTCATAAGGTTGCTACTATAGCGAGTACAGTTGCAACAAATACAATGGCAGCGGCACAAGCAGCATTAAATTTTGCAATGAGCTTAAATCCTATAACATTAATCATTATAGGAATAACTGCATTAGTAGCGGCAATAGTTGTTTTATGGAATAAATGTGAATGGTTCAGAAATCTATGCTATAGCATGTTTGAAGGTTTAAAGGCTGCATGGAATGCAACTCTTGAATTTTTCAAAGGACTTTGGGATGGATTTGTTAGTGGATGGAATGCAGCTATTGAAGGAATGAAGAATATTTGGAATGGAGTATGTGATTTCTTTAAGATTATTTGGGATGGTGTATGCCTATACTTTAAAGCTGTTTGGGAGTTCTGGAAGGGCATATTTGAAGCAGTAGGCAATGCAATTAAATCCATATGGCAAGGTATCTGTGATGCTCTAAAATTTGCATGGCAAGTTGTAGTTGATTTTATAAAGCTAGTATGGGTCGGTTGGAAAAATATATTTCAAACAGTCGGAAATATTATAAAAGGTATCTGGGATGGTATATGCAATGCTATAAAATTCGTATGGGAAGGTATTGTTAACATACTAAAATCATCTTGGAATGGCTGGAAAAATATCTTTGAAAGTGTAGGAAATACAATAAGAGGTATATGGGTCGGGTTAACAGGTACTATATCATCAGTATGGAATGGGGTTGTTAGTGGAGTAAAAAGTGCTTGGGAAGGAATTGTTACACCATTTAAGAATGTTATAAATAGCATAACTGATTTATGGAGTGGAATTAGATCTATGTTCAAATTACCTCACTTTAGTATAAAAGGTGAATTTAGCTTAAAGCCACCCTCAATTCCTAAAGTATCAGTAGATTGGTACTATACAGGAGGTATTTTCAAAACACCAACTATATTAAATGGTATAGGTGTGGGGGATGCATTCAATGGCCAAGGAGCTAAAGCAGAAGCTGTAATTCCTCTTGATGAAATGTATAGAAATATATCAAATATAGTTAATACCGCAGTTGAAGGTAAAGGAAAAGGGGTTACACAAAATTTTTATATTTATGGTGATGATGCAAGAGGAACAAAGACAGCTAAAACAGTTAAAAAGGCTATGAGAGATTTAGCGTTAGGAATGTAGGTGAATTAATAATGGCAACATTAATTTATGAAAATTCTATTGGAGTAAGATTGGAATTAGGAAATAGCAAACCAATACTATTAGAAGCCATTGAAGGTGCTTCAGATGTGAAAAATAATATAACAATATCAAATAACATTGGTAGTGATGGAAGTAATGTAGTAAATGAGCACTTGGAATCTAGAGAAATATCCATACAAGTGGCTATTTTAGGAAAAGATCATTTAGAAAATCAAAGAATAAGGTCAATGATAATATCTGTATTTAATCCTAAATTAGCTGGGAAATTAATATATAAAGATAGAAATATTGAAAGAATAACAGATATAAAAATAGAAAACTCACCTAAGTTCACTAAGATTTTAAGAGGAAAAGCTCAGAGGTGTATAATTGATATGATGGCACCTTCAACATTTTGGCAAGATACAATTGAAACTGGAGAGACAATAGCGACTTTTATTGGTGGTTGGAAGTTTAAGTTTAAGCTGCCATTTAGATTTAAACAAAAGGGGGAACCTAAGAAAAATATTTTTAATGATGGTCATGTAGAAACACCAGTAGAAATAATATTTAGGGGACCTGCAGTTAATCCAAGTGTTATAAATCATGCTACAGGGGAATTCATTAAAGTTGAAAGGACATTAACTTCAGATGATACTTTGTATATTACAACTGAATTTGGTAATAAGAAGGTAGAAATTGAGCGTAATGGAGTGAGAGAAAATGCATTCCATTATATAGATTTAGATTCTACTTTTTTTCAACTTAAGGTGGGTGATAATATGGTTGAATATGCAACTGATAATGAATTGGAACCTCAAAGTGTAGAAATAAGATATAGAAATAGGTATATAGGAGTATAGGAGATGAAATTTTGGAGCATAGTGGATTTTTTAATGGAGACCAGGAGTATGGGCAAGAAGAATTTAATAGGTACTTTGATAATATCTATGAAAGTGGAGTTAGTGTAAATTCTGATAATTCAATGACCTTAGGAATAACTAATGAAGGCAGCATTATTAAAATAGCAAGTGGATTTGCTATCGTTAAAGGATTTTATCTTTACAATGATAGCATAAAATCAATTACTATTACATCCGATTCAAATTATGACAGGATAGATAGAGTTGTTATAAGGCTTAATATTAGCACTAGTAAGGTTAGTATAGAAATAAAAAAAGGTGTCGCAGGAAGCAAGCTACAAGTACCAGAACTCCAAAGAGATAATTTAATATATGAATTATCTTTAGCACAGATTTATGTACCTAGAAGTGGAAGTATAACAATAACTGATGAGAGGTATAGAAAAGAGCTTTGTGGAGCCATAAGACCTAAAAATT